ATTCTTGTCTTTAACACATTGCACTTCTGATAGATTTACATCTACTTTTACTTTTGTTTCTTCATCATCTGGACAAATTACTGTGACAGTAGCTGTTTCTCCAATAGACTTACATCTAATCTGTAAAAATACATACTCTATATCAAATGTTGGTAATTTTTTTGAATCTAACTTACCAAACGTACACGCATCAATAAGATCCTGTACTGCACGTATTAAAGATTGTTGACTTCCTTCTTGTTGTGCTAACATTAACATTTTTTCTTCTTTTACAAGAAAGGGTCTGAACTCTACTTTCTGTCCTGTAGAGGGTAATGTCAATTCATATTTAGCGGTTGCTAACTTTGGTAACGCCATAATTTAATTTTCTCCTATAATTTAACGATATGGAATTTGTGATGTTCCAAGATTTGTTGGTTTAGGCCCAGCTTTAGTTATGGGTGCATTCGTAGTTGCAAATTTTCTATTATCACTATTATCCATTACTTTTCCATCTGCATCTATAAAAACAAAATCTTTGAAAACAAAAGAAACTTCTTGTCTTGCAATGTCCATGTTTTGAGCACTGAACTCTATTGCACCAACTGTTTTTGGAAAACACTCATTTAGTCTAAGACCAGCCAGAGGTAAACCATTTTTTCCCAATTGAAAAACTTCTATTGGTGTAACATATTCATTATAATATTCTAGATTGTAATTATTTGGTTTAACAACAAGATCTTGCCATTTTAGAAAATACTGTCTTTCAAAATGTTCTGCTGATAGAAAAAATGTCATACTTATATCTTCTGCATATGTCAATCCTTGAGCCATTTCATAAGTTGGGCCATATACTGTTTCATTTGTAACAGTTCTTATGTTTTTACCTGGCATGGTGAACGCTTCAACTCTAAATGATACGTGTTTATCTGCGTTAGGATCTCTTATCGCTGGTGGTGATGTTATTTTTACTTCAAATCTATTTGCAAGTGCGTGTCCACCATACTTACTAAAACTTGCAATAAATTCATCTAGTGCAGCCATTATCCTCTCCTATTTGCAGACATTCTTGAGTCTGCATAAACTTTTGTTTCAGTTGCTCTTACAAATCTTTGCACAGGTAATAAAACTGCAACCATCATTTCATCTGCATTAATTCTACGAAATGCAGTTCTTACATGATCTGCAAGATATCTTTTTACTGTAGGTTTTACAATTGGATTTCTTTTTACTCTATTCCATGTTAATCTTATTCTAGTAGTTTCATCTAACTTATCATTACTTGCATATTCACTAATGATGTTTAGAAGTTTTAATCTCATGGGTATGGATAGGTAGTGAAAGTTTAAACCTAGAAAACCATTGTTATATTGTTCAATGGGCATGACTAAAGGAAATCTATCATAATATGGTAGTATGTCAACATTGTCTTTATTCTTAGGACTATACATAAAAAAGTTCATAGTACCAAACGTAGGTCTGGCTGTAACTATTCCTTCACGAATAAGTCTTTGTGGTGGTACTTCACCCAACTCTTTGACTTTCTCACGAAACCAACGAATTGATCTATCTTTACCACCAGTTTTCTTTAGTATACCTTCAATTAATTCTGTCATACTCCTATTTATATGACTTAACCAAGATGATCTTCTGTTAGAATTTTAAATTCCATATTTCTATCTTTACACCACTCTAACGCATATTCCCACTTGGCTTTATTAACACCCCATGTCTGAACTTCTTTTATATAATATTTGGTTTTCTTTTTACCGACAGGTGGTTTACATTGTTTCTTTGGTTTAACTTCTATAATCATCTTTTTAATAGTACCATCATTTTGTTTTACTTTTACATAGAAATCTGGAAAGTACCTGTGTATTCTACCATCAAGAGGTGACTTATATGGTATGATTATTTCTTCACTGCCCCACTCTAATATTGCATCATTTCTATCACAATAGACCATAAATTTACGTTCCCATAAACTTCTATAAATTATGTTTGATGGGTCACCTTTATATTTTCTAGGTTTTGAGGGAATATATCTACCTTTGTATGTCATGATGTATAAATACTATTGAAACCATAATATATTTAGGACTATTTATATGGCTCAATTAATCATAGGAACTGATGGACAAAAATCACACATCACTGCAAATAGGACTTCTTATCAATATCCACTAGATGTAGATGGTAAAAGTAGTAGTCATTACATTCAATTTCAAATAAGAGTACGAGAACAACCAACTATAAGTTATGGTAGTGGAGCAATAGACGCAAGTGGTATTGGTGGTAATGAATATATAACAGTTCCAAGACCACCTAGAAAAACTTTAAATTCAACAATTCAAATACAGATGCCACCCACTATTGAAGTATCACACAAAGTAAATTATGCAGACACAGAGATAGGGTTAATAGTCGCTGGATTACTTGCAGCTGGTAATGCAATAAATCAAGATAATATAAACTCAAAAGAAACTGCTGATAGAGTTGCAAGTGCTGTGGCTGCAGAAGGATCAAGATTAGTTGCAAATGTTGCTGAAGGACTTGGTGTAACAGGTGCAAAAGCAGCTTTAGAATTGGGTAAAGGAAGAGTTACAAACAATAGAACTGAATTAAAGTTTGAAGGTATTGATAGGAGAGCATTTGCATTTACTTTTAGAATGTTACCAAAAAGTTCAGAAGAAGCACAAATAATTAAAGAAATTGTTACATTATTTCGATATCATGCAATGCCTGAATTTCCTGTAGAGGGTGGTGTTGGTGGTAGAACAATGGAAGTACCATCCACATTTGATATTTCATATGTACCTGGCAGACACTTACATAGAATTGACGAATGTGCATTAGAGTCAGTACAGGTAAAATATGGTGGAGAAAGAACACAATTTTTTGTTGATGATCAACCAGTGGAAACAGAACTAACCTTACAGTTTAGAGAACTTGGTATCATAACAAAAGAGAAAATTGCAGAAGGTTTTTAATCATGTCATTTTTTTCAAATTTTCCTACTATAGAAGTAGATGTATTAGATAATGGTACAAAGACTACTTTTTTAGAAATAACAAGAAAAGTTAGATTTAAAGATCTTGTTAAAAGATACAATGTTACATTTGATTACTATGATGTACAATCTGGTCAGACTCCAGAATTTTTAGCGAAAGCGTTTTACAATGACGAAAAACTTCATTGGGTTCTATTACTTGCAAATGATGTAATGGATTATTATCATGATTGGCCACTCACAAATGCAACATTTGACAGAAACTTACAAGAACTGTATGATAATCCAGATGCAGTTCATCATTATGAAGTGAAACAAACATCTGGTGATACGACTAAAGTAATAGAAATACCAAGTGACTCTGCAAATACCATACCAGAGGACGCAGTTATAGTTACAAACTATAATTATGCAGAAAGAGCAGAGGATAATAAAAGACAAATAAGAGTTATAAAACCAGAATATATTCCTCAAATAAAGAGAGAAATACAACAACTATTGAGAAAATAATATGGCTGTCATACAATACGCTGGTGAATTTCAACTAGAAGAATGTACACTTTGTACAGTAAGTGGTTTAGAACTTGACTTAACTGAACTAGTTGCAGATATAAACATATATGAAGATCTTTTCTCTACATCTGTAAGTGGAACTATATCTTTCCAAGACACTAATAATTTATTAGGTAACAAAGATATAGGTATTATAGGTCAAGAAAAACTTAAACTTAAACTGTCAACACCGAACGCTGATGATACAGGTGATAGAAATCGTATCATTAATTATACTGAAACACCATTATACGTTTATAAAATTGACGATAAAGTTGGAGTCAATGAAAATACAGATGCATTTATGTTGCACTTTACTACACCAGAATTTATCAGAAATAATCATGTGCGTGTTGTCAAATCATATGAGGGTGAGCCATCAGAAGATATCATTCAAAATATTTTAAGAGATGATGATTTAATTGCATCTAAAAAAGAATTTTATTATGAAGTTACGAATAATCATTTTAAACTTGTTTCACCAAATATGCACCCATTTGATTTCATAGTAAATTTATCGAAAAGATGTTTATCCAAAGAATATGACTATGCACCATCATTTTTATTCTATGAAACAACCAAAGGTTATTTTTTTAGAACAATAGACAGTATGATGGATAGAAAAAATCCAAAAGGTGTCTATCGTGAAGTATCACCACAAGAAATAGATTTAAGGGATAATGAAGAGGGAGTTATTGCTAAATTAACAAATATTCTAGATATACAAGTAATGTCAACAACCGACACTATGTCAAGTAGATTGTCTGGTATGTATGGGTCAAGACTAGTGTTGTTAGATATTTTTAATAAAGATTACCAAGAGTTTGATTACAATTATTTACAGGATTTTGACAGGGATATTCATGTCGATCAATATAATAAATATGGATCTACTAAATCTCCAGTAGCGTCTACTGCAATGGATCAGTATGGTAAACAAATTGGAGATTATCCAGACTCTGTTCTTCATGTGCAGATGATAGAAAGAAATGTTGCAAATGGTATGTTTAATCCAGCTTGGGGTGAGAGATCACAATATGATTATATGGGTACAGACCAATGGTTACAAAGAAGATCATCTAGATTTGCATCTTTAGACTCTGCACTATCATTAAGAGTTACAATTCCAGGCAACACAACATTACAAGTAGGTGATCTCATAGGTCTAGATTTATCTGATGAAAGTATGACAGGAAAGTATCTAATCAGAAATTTATTACATAAATTTACATATGCAGAAGGTTCTCCTATACACAGAATAGTAATGGATTGTGTAAGAGATACAGTTAAGTCACCATTCCCAAGTTCTGGAGTTACCATTAAAGATCAAGGTAACGAGGGTGACTATAGAATACCACTAGGTTCTGAAGATCCTTCAGAAGTAACATTTTAGAAAGGAGATGATAACAACTCATTCGTTATGATAATTTATTAACCATAGAAAGAGGCTCAAATGACAGCAAAACTCAAAAATCGTGTACACAAAATGACGTTTCAAAAACAAACCAATCGAACAATACAGACACAGGATAATGAGGAAACTAAATACTATGAACAATTATATAAAGAACAAACTATGGAGTTGTTAGGAATAAAACATGAAAACATTTCAACAAATACAGGAAGGAGTTTACGACCCCAATATATTTAAAGCGATATTTCTTGCAGGCGGGCCAGGATCTGGTAAGTCATATGTAGTAAGAAGATCTACAGGTGGATTGGGTATGAAGATTGTAAACTCTGACGATATATACGAAAAGATGTTAAAGGACGCTGGGTTGGAAACAACACCAGAGGATATATATTCTGATCAAGGTCAAGATATAAGAGTTAAAGCGAAAGAGGTTACGGCCCGTATGCAAGGGAACTTTCTAAAGGGTAGACTAGGAGTTATCATTGATGGTACAGGTAGAGAGTATGATAAAATATCACAACAAGTAAGAGGATTACGTGCATTAGGATATGAAACATACATGATATTTGTTAATACATCACTAGATACTGCACAAGAAAGAAATAAGATGAGGTCTAGAACTCTACCAGAAGTTCAAGTTGCGAAGATGTGGAATGCAGTTCAAAATAACATAGGTAAATTTCAAACACTATTTGGTTCAAGTAATTTTATAGTTGTAGACAACAATGATGCTGGTGAAGATGTATTCAAGAAAGTATGGAAGAGATGTATGATACTTGTTAAGAAGAAAGTGAATAATACAATCGCTAAGTCTTGGATATCTAAACAGTTAAGATTAAAGAAAAGATAATTATAAATATGTCTTTGTGTGACACAATGTCCACAAATAGAATAAGGAAAATCTCACATGAAATTACTATCAAGTCTGACAGCGTTTCTCGCTGTGTTACTCTTTGCAACGTATACAGTTGCAGAACTTTCTCATAGTCATGATGTTACAGCTGAATATTCAGTTGACAATGAAAATACAATCATGAAGTATGAACCAGAAATTGAGTGGAATCATGATCAGTTAGAACTATCAATTGGTACACTTATTTCTATATACGACTCCTCTGCAACCGACAGTTTTATGTTGTTTGACACTTTAGATGAGGGAAATAGACCAAACATTAATCTAGAGTTAACATACGATATGGGTGATATGATTCCATTACCTGTAGAAGTATATGGTAAAACAAGCTGGGATATTGATGCGTCAGAAAGAAAAGACATTAAGTTAGGTGCGACTATATCATTCTAATATAATACATCAATATATTTTTCAGAAAAACCTCATCTTTTTGAGGTTTTTTTGTTTTTAGGGGTTGACATTTGTTATGAAAACAGGTATATTAATAGTATAGAGAGAAAGGTGATTCGTTATGAAAATTACAACAAAGACAATTGGTAAAAAAACCATCATGACAATAACTGGCTTGACCAAAAAAGAAATGTCACAGATGGAAAACTTTAAACATTGTTTTCCAATGTTTAATTTAGAACTTCTCAAGTGGGATGATAAAAAAATTACTATGGAGAAAATATAATATGAAAAAAGTAGGAAATGCAACAATTTTATACTTAGACATGGACGGAGTCCTTGCAGACTTCTTTGGTGCATTTGCAAAGAAGTTCAATAGAGATCATTGGAAAGAGATTCCAAGAAAAGACAAGTCATTACAAGAACTCATAGGTACTGACTTCTTTTACACACTATCAATATTTGAAGATACATATGATTTAGTAAACTTTGTAGAAACAAGGTCAAAAGGTCAGTGGGGAATATGTTCGTCACCATTAAGGGGTGATAGGGATAACTCTGCATACCACAAGAGAAGGTGGTTAGAGGACAATGATTTGATGCCCCCTGCGATTGAGAATTTAATATTCACTCGTCAGAAAGAACAATATGCAACCAATCCTATTGATGGTTCACCAAATATTTTGGTTGATGATAAACCTAGTAACATTGAGAAGTGGGAAAAAGCTGGTGGAATAGGGTTTCTATATCAGGCCAATCAAGACTCATATGCAGACTTGGTTAAAAATATCAATATGGTTTATGCACATGGTCTATATAGGACTTGACACGAAACAATATATATGATATAGTGATTCGTAAACAGAGAGGTAAAAATGTCAGTAAGAACTAAACTTGCAGTAAAGACACTACAAAATTTAAGTCCTATAGAAATAGAGAATATGGCTGCAGAACTTGTAAAAACAAGTCCATATGTTGCATTGCGTCTAGAGTTCGCAGTTGCATCAAGTCTGCAAGATTATGAAGATGAATTAGTAATTGAAGATTTTGATAACAAGGAGAATATATAATGGTTACTATTACTAACATGAGAAAAGTATCAGAAATACTACACACTATGACACCTAGTGAACTAACTGAAGTTATGGGTATGTGTAGAGATATCAAGACTATGAAAGCAAAATCAGACATAAAAGTAGGTATGAGAGTCTATGTTGTTCAGAAAACAAAAAAGACGCCTGGTACTGTGGTCAAAATCAACAAGACAAGAGCACTTGTCGATATGGTAAGATCACCAATTACTGGCGAAACTGCAACATATCAAGTTCCATTTACAATGTTGGAGGCTGCTTAATGTGGTATAATTTTAGAGTTATACTGTCTTGGAGTATCGGTATCATAGGTATTCTCATAATACTTGGTACTGCTGGTGCAGATTGTGATGGTAAGTGTATGGACAATGCACTTACTTTATCTGAAATGTTTGCATGGTTTGGTTATGGTCTTGCGGCCATAACTACTGCAATTTGTATTCATCCTATTAGTAGATAGATGCACATATTACCTATCTACTATACGACTACTAATCTCAAACGCAAGCGTAAGAGAGTAGACACACGCAAGTACGAGTCAGAAATGCGTGAACACAACAAGTTTTTGAAACGTATGAAACTCCCTATGTTGACACTAGAGGAGTTTGTTGCGTATAAACATGGTAAAACCACTGTCAAAGGTCGTGGTGGTACGATAGATCAGCGGACATATACTGCAAAGGTCAAGACATCTGACGCAATCGGTAATGGTTTTGTCAAAGAAACTCCTATATATAAAGGAAATGTGGTCATAGGACAAGCGTACAACAAGGGTGGACTCCAAGTTTTATCTAGTGTTGACGCAAAAAATTCGGCCACTGGTAAGAGGAGATAAATTGTGAGTGACGATAATGTAATTGACATATGGGGTCATGACCGATTCATGAGTAAACAGAATGGTAAACTCATTAAAGAGGAACATACAAAGTACATACTAGAAGAAGAGGATGGTAATGTACGAGTAAAAAGAGTCACAGTTAATCGAAAGTTCATGGGTCAAAATGACTACATTGATAGTACAGAAGAGGAGTACCTAACTTAATAAATACTTTTATGTATGATATGGATGAAAGAGTTAGACAGCTCAAGTATCGTATACAAAAATTCAAACGAAAACACAAACATTTATATGGTGATAATAACGAGAACGAGATTGTCGAGATACCAGAAGAGGTTGTTCCGAGAACAAGAAAGAGTGTTTCGGAAGAACCTAAACCTATATCTAATGAAGAAATAGACCAAGAAGAAATCAACTTTCAGAGAGCGTTACGAGCCGCTCTGAAGAAAACCAAAAAGAAAAAATAGGAGATTCATATGCTTAATGCTCTACGAAAAGAACATCAGAAATTGGAAGAAAGACTAGAAAACGATATATTAACAGATGAAGAACGTAGAGATATTAAGAAAGAAAAGTTGGTGTTGAAAGACCAGATTGCACGTATTGAGAACAAATATGACTATGATCAACATGGTGGGGGAATAGAATACTTTGGGTATAACGGGGCATAGAACGCTTTATTATAACTATGGTGAGTACAAATTAGAGTTAGAAAATGCAACAGGAGTACTGTACAGAGGTGAAAAATTACTGTTCAAAGGGTTCTCGTATGAGGCCATTCGTTGGTTTATCAGTGCATCTGGTAACAATCCAAAGATCAAAGATAAGTTTATGAATCAACTAAAAATGCGTCAAGAACTGACATTCGATAGACGAAGAGATAAAGAAAAGTGGGATAAAAAGGAAGCGAAAAAGAAATGAAATGGGCTATTATATTTTATGCAATCATGGGTTATGAGGGGTTTGTAAAGGACACCGAACTCTTAATCAGTTGGAATTTGACGTTTGATAATCAGGCTCAATGCGAGTCATTTTATCGTGGAAACGAGGTCAATCTACATTCTGGTGTGTTACAGTATGCAAAAAATACCTACAAATCTAGAATGCACGTAGTCGAAATGGGTTGTGTTCATGCAACAACACAATCTTCTACAGACACAAAACCAGAACTCAAGGACTTCAATCCTCTATATAAACGACCAATAAGTCCGTATGGTGGACAAGAATGGAGAGAGAACAAACACTATGACAACGAATTATTACTACGAGGGAACTGATTATGGAACAATGCACCCATTTCATTTTGACTTTTGGTATCATCTATTCGTGCCTTGGGATGGTCTAAATTGGTGTATGTTGGTATGTTTATTGATACCTGTGGTGGTATATATTAATGATAGGGTGCATTGGTATGATATAAGATGATGATAATTTTTTATCTTATCATTTTTATGGGTATAACATGGATATTGGCTTGGTTAGTATGGATTGCAATGTATGATGACGAATAACAAAAGTAAAAAGATTATTTTTATCACAGATCTAATAGAAAGTAAGTTACAAAAACAACGAGAAATTGAGAAGTACGAGAGTCAACTCAAGATTATCGAAGAAAAACTCTTCTTCCTACGAAAAGAAAAAGAGATCACAGAAACAATACTTGAATTGATTGAACATGAAAAAATCATTGATTTGAGAAACTATATGATAGAGAATGATACATGAAAATATTGATGTACTCCAGACGCAAACCACCTTGTCAATTCTGCGTCCGAGCCAAGTCTATGTTAGATTATTATGGAGTCGAATACGAAGAAAAACTCCTAGACGATATCAATCATCTGATAGAGTTCAAAGACAATTACCCCAACATCAAACAAGTACCAGCGATCTTCATTGATGACGAATATATTGGTGGATATAATGAACTAGAAAAGAGATTATGGAAAAAGTAAAAAGACTCTTCATACACATACCCAAGAATGGTGGAACGTCAGTACACAAAGAAATGACAAACGCACTCTCATTCGGTCATTATAGATGGAGAGATGTTCCTAGAGATATACGATACATATATCAATCTTTTGCAGTGATTCGTAATCCTTGGGCCAGAATGGTATCAAGATATGTCATGGGAATACCTACTTCAAATACAAATGATCATGGAGTAAAATGGAATACTTTTGAAGAGTTTCTAGAAACCAGATATGTATGGAAAGTCGATATACATTCAGTTGTTGATCCCATCAGAAGCTGGAGTACACAATATGATTATGTCTGTGACGAGAGTGGTATAGTACGCTGTGATATATTAAGATTAGAATTTATTGATGACGAATTGAGTCCTTATCTGAATCTGAATACACCATATATTGTCATAGAAAATGTAGGTGACTATACAAGAAATTACCAAGATTATTATAATAACGAACAAACCATACAAATAGTCGCTGATTGGTATAAACAGGACATAGACTATTGGGGGTTTGATTTCGATACAAGTGCAACAAAAAATTATCATTATAGTGAAAGGAGAATAACATGATGAAATACTGTATATTAATAGGCCTATTATTAGGTGCGTGTAGTACAAACTATGTAACCAAAGAGGGTCAAAGACTACTAGGAAATACAGCTGCTGGATGTATATTAGGTGAAGTCGCATTTGGTAAGTGTGAAGAGGGTGCAGCTATCGGTGCATTTACGACAGTAATAACAGACCAGAAGAGGTAATAAGTATGACATTTAAAGTGAACAAAATGCATAAGTTACAAGATCAAATAGAATCACTTACATATGATTGGGTATGGGAAGATATCAGAGAACAATATGGAGTCGAAGAAGTAGAAGAGTTGAATCAAGAACAAATTGATGAAATATCTACCTTTGCAGAGAGTGATGATTGTTATGAAGGATATGTAAGTATGACATTAAGAAGTATATGTGACTCATGGGAGGCGAACTATTAATATGCAAGTGACCAAACAAATGAAAAATAAATGGGGTAGTTATTCAGACCGACAAAACAATTATGATGACGATTCAGATTGCGAAACTTTTATTGAACATACAAAGAACAATCGTGATCTTCAAACCTATATTCTACGATATGTCAATTCATGCTCATCAGTACAATTCCATATGAAACAATGGCCTCATTGCAGATGGAAAATCAAACCAGATGGTAAGTATGGTATTGATCTCGCTCTTGTGAATGATGATAAAAGACTTCTTCATATAGACGTAGAAAGATGGTCACAATGGAAAGGTGATTGGCCTTCATACTATAAACATCTTCATTTTCTAGGAAGAAAAGATCATTTTCTAGAAGATGATCCTCGTTTTCTTATGGTGTATATGAACTATGAACGAAATAAACTCATTGTAGTGAGTAAAGACGTTATAAAAAGATATAAAACCAAAAACAAGTATTTTTCTCATAAAAAATGTTATGATCAAGTTAAAGAAATGAAAATAAGTGATGGCCATATATTCGGATATAACATCACTCCTACAGAGAGAAGAAACTTTGCGTAGATTCATGGGAAATCGTGGGATAAAATGGGATTTGCGTACAATATTAAAAAAGGTATAAAAAAAGGTAGTTAGGTGTTTTCTTTTGTGCATTAAAGGTCGTATTCTATCACGAAAATTTTTTTTTGTCAAGGGGTTTTTTCACTTGACAGAGAGAACGAATCGGTGTAAAGTATGAATATGATTCGATTTTTAATAGTAGCAATAGTCATGTGGTTAATAATTGTGGGTGTGTATGCGGCCATATTATTATCAAATATCTCTTGACAAACTCTTGACAAGTTGATATACTGACTATGCTAGGAATGATATAGGTGATTCGATTATGATTATATCCGATTGGGATTCAGAATGTTATATGGGTAGAGATTCGAGTGATTCGGAATCTATCTATAACACTACAGAGA